TACATGGACTTTTCCGAGGCGTTGCATCACCTCATCGCCGGTGCCAAGTTGGCTAACGACGACTGGAACGGGAAAGGCATGTTCGTCGTCGTGATGCCTGAATTGAAGTTGCCTCCGCACAGCTCGCAAGAACCGGGAGCGAAGGTCAACGATCGTACGGCGAAGTACATCGGCGAGGATACGCCGTTGGATTGCCAGCCCTACTTCGCGATGTATACGCCGGATGGTAAGTGGCAACCGGGTTGGGTGCCATCGACCAAGGACCTATTCGGCAACAACTGGCGTATCGTATAACAGGGGCGGTTATATGGCAACGGCGCTCAAAACCGTCGAGGGCTTCAAGCAAAATGCCGTTGTCGGCGGTACACCCACGCCGTTTGCCTACGATCTGCGGCTACACATCCAGCGCGAGCTGGAAGAGATGTCGCGGTTCCGCACTCACATCGGGCTGATCGATCGGCTGAATACCTGTCTGCGATTGCGCGAAGGTGCGTACGACGCGACGCAGTTGCAGGCTATCGCCGAGTTCGGCGGATCTGATGTCTTCGCCCGATTGACGACAAACAAGATCAGGGGCGGGGCGTCTATGCTTCGTTCGATCTTCGTGCAAGGCGATCGGCCATGGAGCATCGAGCCGACGCCAGTCCCAGCACTCCCCGACGACATTTCTGGCAATATCCGTCAATTGGTGATCGCCGAGGCAAACTCGGCGGCGCAGATGGGTCAGCCGGTATCGATGCCGGCGCTTAAAAAGCGTATGGACCAGTTGACCCGTGCCGCACAGGAGCAAGCGCTCAAACAGGCTCGCCTGGATGCTATCGACGCTACACGATACATCGATGATCTTCTGACCGAAGGTGATTTCTACCACGCGTTTAATTCGTTCATTCTCGATTTCTGTACATATCCTTTTGCCGTTCTCGCCGGACCGACTGCCGTCATGAAGACGGGGGTTAGCTACGTCAACGGCACGCCGACGCGGGTACGCAAACCAGTTCTCAAGTATCGTCGGGTCGATCCGTACGACGTCATGTGGAACCCAGGCGCTACTGACATCGGCAACGCTCGGGTGCTGGAACGGTGGCGGATGTCGCGCGCCGACATCAACGGGCTGATCGGGCTGGAGGGCTACGATCGCAACGCGATCTTGTCGGTGCTGCGGGACTACGGCGATCGAGGATATACGTATCGAGAGTTTTTTGAGCAAGTCCATGAGGACGCGCAGAACCAAGGTGGTTTGTTCTATGCGCAGTCGAGTATCGATGTGCTTTGTTATTCAGGGGCTATGTCTGGTCGCGATCTGATCGAATACAATGTGGCTGCGCCAGAAGGTGAAGCGCTTGATCCAGATTTGGACTATCAGCTTCAAGCCTTGGTTTGCGGCGACTACTTGCTTAAAGCACAAATCGACCCGGACCCGTCTACGCGTACGTCGTATTACTCGGCTGCGTATGAGCCGGTATCTGGTAGTATACCCGGTACGGCGCTCTGCGAGCTTATTAGTGATGTACAGGAAGCGTACAACGCGACGCTGCGAAGCTTGATCAATAACGTCGCCATGGCGTCGGGGCCGATGGTCGCGGTCAATCGCGATCGTTGGCAAGCGCCTGCAGACGGCGAGGTTCGTATCCGGCCGTGGATGGTTTGGGAAGTCGACAGCGACCCCGCGGCACCGGCTGGCGAGAAGCCGATTGATTTCTACCAGCCGAACCTCAATGCCCAGGAGTTGATGAGCACCCTTCTATTTTTTCAGAACCTTGCGGACGAGATCAGCGGCATTCCACGGTATCTGACTGGCTCTGACCGTGTTGGTGGTGCCGGACGGACATCGTCGGGTCTATCCATGTTGATGAGCAACGCCAATCGCACGATGACCAGTGTAGCCGGCGGCGTTGATCAGAACGTGTTGGAGCCGTTGCTCAGCAAGACTTACATGCTGGTGCAGCTTACTACAGGTAACGAGGTATTACGCGGCGACGAACAGATCGTAGCCCGTGGATCAACCTATGCGGAGAAGCGCGAACAGGATCGCATGCGTATGATCGAGTTTTTGCAGACAACGGCGAACCCGGTTGACATGCAGATCATGGGCATCAACGGGCGCGCCACCTTGCTGCGCGAATTGTCCTCGACCTTCCTGGCCAATGGCGAGCAAGTCGTTCCTTCTGAGCAAGAGATGATGGCCTTGGCCGAAGCGCAGAAGCAGCAAGCTGCAGCGCAACAGGAAATGGGTGGCGGGCAGCCTCCCGAGGAGGACGGTGGGCGAGCGCCGCCCGGTGGTATGCCCGGATCGAAGGTCGCTAGCTCAACGCCTAATCGGGCATCGTCGCAGCATCAAGCGCGTCAAACGGACAACGCGTCGCGGACGCGTTCGCCTGGGGCTATCACCCGTTCGACGCGGGGGGCTGGGGCATGAAGCTGGTTGACCAGCATCGCCCTGGGGTCGTGCACGCTTGGGCTGGATTGGCGCAGACGGAGGAATGGAGGATCATCCGCACTGACTTGCAACGAGCGATTGACGAGGCGTATCGGGACGCTACCGCACGCATCGATACCGCCCAGCGCGATTGGTTAGCAGGCCGCGCTGCAATGTTGCAAGAACTGCTAGATACCTTAGACAAGATCAGGACAGAGCATCACGGACGACGGATGCCGCCTGTTGTGATCGCAGCTTCTGACGGATTGCGCGCATGACACAGCTTGACGACGGTCGCGTCTACTTACCGTCTGCAGTGCGGAAAAAGATTGCGGAGGGCCGAGAGGCGTTTGATACGCAATTTGCGCCTTCCGACGAGATGCCTCCTGCAGCGCAAATTCCAACGCCGCAGGAGGCGGCCCCTCCCCAAGAGCAGACGCCGGAAAGTTCCCCTCCGGTAGCTGGCGGGGAGGGGCGCTCTGAGGTTACGCAAATCGACGATCAGTCGGGCAATGAGCGACATCTGACACCGGAGCCGCCGCAGCCTGAAGAAAGTTCTTTTGCCGATCTGCAGTTGCAACTATCGCAAGCCAATCATCGCTTCGCGACGTTGCAAGGTCGGTATCGTGCCGACATGGATCGGCAGCAAAGGCAGTTAGCGGATGCGCAGCGACAGTTGAACGAGGCGCTTGCGCAAGTGACGGCGCTTACTGCTAGAGTGCTCGAAAATAACCCAAACACGGAGGGTAATAAAAAAGTCTTGACAGCCAAGCGGAAGCTTGCTAGTATCACTGACGCTGAGCGAGCGGAATTCGGTGATGGTTTCTTCGACATGCTCGTCCGTGCTACTGAGGATCTTGTCCAGGAGGAAGTGGCCGCCCGTATTGGGCAACTGCCTTCCACTGTAGAAGACCTCACTACACGGCTCGACAAGTCGGACCAGCACATTCAGCTTACGAAGCAGGAGCGCCGTGAGCAGTGGCTCGATGGCAACGTGCCGGGGTGGCGTATCCAGGATGCTGATCCTGGCTTCATGGATTGGCTCCGGCTCGACGATGCGTTTTCTGGCGTGCCTCGGATTAATATCCTCAGCCACGCTATGGAACGTGATGACTTCGACAGGATCAAGTTGATCTTTGAGGGATACGCTAAAGAACTAGGCGTAGTCTCGCCTACGTCTCTCCGCCAGCTCAAGGCTGCGCGGACTAGATTGTCGGCCCAGACTATGCCGAATGGTGGTAACGGTCGCACCGATGCCATCGTTCCGAACGCCCCGGAGGCTCCCCCGACAGCGGCTGAGGTCAAGCGGTACTACGACCGCAAGATCAGAAACCCAAAGTCGCTTTCGGAAGCCGAGATCACCCGTATGGAAGGCCGCATTGCCCGAGGGCTTGCGGCTGGAACAATCCGCGGCGTTCCACGGGTCTGATATAACTGGGATTGTTATATCGGCCTGTGACAACAGGGTGACAGGCCATGGCATTCCCTATCGCAGCTACCCCATCTCCTGCTGGATCACCAGCGGCGAACCCTCCCTATAGCGGTACGTTCATCCCCGAAATCTGGTCGGGTAAGCTGCTGGAGAAGTTCTACGCAGCGACCGTCCTGGCGGCGATCAGCAACACCGACTATGAGGGCGAGATCAAGAAGTACGGTGATAAGGTCATCATTCGTACGATCCCGACACTGACCATTCGCGACTATCAGGCGACGCAGGCGATCTTGCTGGAGCGGCCCTCCAGCAACGTCATCAATCTGCTGATCGATCAGGGCAAGTATTTCGCCGCTATTCTCGACGACGTGATGCGTGTCCAGGCCGATATGGACCTGCTCGATATGTGGGCGGATGACGCCTCCGAGCAGCTCAAGATCGCTATCGATACGCAGATACTGGCGGCCGTACCGGCTCAGGTCGATGCGCTCAACAAGGGCGTTACCGCTGGCAAGATCAGCGGTAACATCAATCTCGGCAAGGCGACTGCGCCAATCACAGTCGGCCCCGCCGATGCTTCCGGCGTATCGGGTATCATCTCGCTCCTGATCGACATGGGTGTCTGCCTGGACGAGCAGAACGTCCCCGAGACCGGCCGCTGGGCGGTCTTGCCGGCATGGGCAGTCGGCATGCTGCTGAAGTCCGATGTCCGCGCTGCCAACATCATGGGCGATGCGACTTCGGCGCTGCGGAATGGTCGGGTCGGCACGATTTCTCGCTTCACGATCTACCAGTCCAACCTGTTGCCTACCGCCGTGGAAAGCACGAAGACTGCTTTTCATATTCTTGCCGGTCACAACAGCGGCCTGACCTTCGCCAGTCAGCTTACGGAGATGGAAACTCTACGCGTCGAAAGCACCTTCGGCACTTTAATGCGCGGCCTTCAGGTCTACGGTTTCAAAGTCTTGAAGCCGGAAAGCATCGTCGACGCTTACGTGGTGCGCTGACACTTTCTCACCCTATGGACGGCGGTGCGCGCGCCGTCCATATAACATGGAGGTTATACGCGCCATGACGGTAGGAAAGTACCTCAAGGATCGGCGTACAGGTTTGCTGTACGGCTGGAACTACGAGATGTCGAAGCTGCCCTATATGAAGACGGTGCAGACCGACGAGGAAGGGTGGAACGACGAACAGCCTGATCCGACTTATATCGACCCGGATGCACCGAGGCCGGTGGAAGCTCTTTCTCCCGTTAATGCATCTTTGGAAGACGATCGTATCCAGGTAGAGAGCGAAGCGCTAGCGCGCGCAGCCGAGGACGGACAAAAAGAATTGAATGAACCGCCAGCGTTCGACGAGGAAGGGCATGCCTTTCTCGGCTATGACACTGACGACGGACCAGTCTATGAGACTGACGAAGAACGCGACGACCGGGTTGCAGCAGAAGAGGAGGCGGCCGAAGAACCGGAAGAGGTACCCGAACTAGAGCCAGAGCCAGAGCCAGAACCTAAGCCTACATCGCGTAAGAAGCGATAAAAGGGGCTATGTCCGTGCTCGTCAGCGACATGATCACTCGGGTACGCGAAACTGTCCAGGACAAAGACGGGGATCGCTACTCGGATGATCGGATCATCGGTGCGATCAACTTGGGTGTCTTGGACACTCGGCGCGGTCGCCCTGATTTGTTTATCGGTCGGTTCGACGTGCCGACCCCACAATATGCGGCGGGCACGGACGAGTTCGATCTACCGGAGAT